GTGTATTTGTTCTTTTGTTTCGCTGCTTAACCAAAAAAGAGATGATGTTATTGAACTTTTCTTCAAAACTGGCACATATACTTCTGCTTCGACATGGATGTAAGTACGTGAGCAGAATGATATCTCTCCTTCTCCTTTGGCTACAGTTTGAACTAAATTGAATTTTGCTGCGTCTTGTTCTAGATCCTCGAATGTTACGACAAAATCTTCCCGATATTTCCTAATGCAATCATCTCCCATTCCGTAGAAAATAAGAAGTTCTTCTATTTGATTAAGTGAGGGTAGTTCATGAAATTTTTCCTTAAATTTACGAATAGTAGTGTACCAAGTGGTAAAATGCACTACGAAAATGTTCAGAATTGTGGTGACGTATGATCCGGATTCGTTTCCTCCTTTGACTCCATACAAGTGTCCATCGATATTATGAATACAGTAGGTCAAAGTCTCAAAGAGCGCTTCTTTCTCCTTCTTTGATATTTGTTCTTGGAAAACGCATTCCACAAACCATTTAATTAACTCTGCTGGAATTGTCTTGTCCAATGAAGCGAAATCAGCATTTTGGAAATACCCTTGAATAGAATTGAGTTTTCTCATGTGAGTGCTAGCATCAGTGTATGGGTTCATCCCTACTGTATACATGCACTCATCTTTCTTCTCAATCACATTATTCAAGTGTAAACCAAAATAACTTTTAAGCATCATATTGATTGACAAATCCACCGAGTTAAAAAGTCTGAGTTTGTGAGTTGCTTTTTCCTTTGGAATTACTTCGACCTTTCTGCAATCTTGGCATAACATAAGCACTGGAATCCCTTCTTTAATAGAGTTCATATAATAATTAAAATCTTGCTTTAAAGTATTAGCTTGTGAAGTTTTCGAAAAATGGTAAAAAGGAACACTACCAGGTCTATCTGCATTTACATTGGTGAAGAGAATGTCTGGTTTTTCAAGAGGTCGTTTAGTTAATACACCAATTCTTTTCATCCTAGGTCCTGCAGACGTACTCATGTCCATTGCTTTTAAATTGTGGAATTTATTGATAATTTCATGTGGTTTTAATAGACGAAACTTAAAATCTTGATAATGTTGCGAATAATACAATTTCATGACGTGAAG